CATTGCGACTTTCCCTACGGCATCAACCACCAGAAGTCTGCCCAAGGCAACGTCAAAGACTACGGCGCCTACAACGACTCCGAATACGTTTATTGGGCGCTGCTTAATGCTCTGGCGGAGAATAAGTCGCGCCTTTTCTACGACTCCTCCCATCTCATCTTCTGGTTCTCGATGAAGCACATCGAGCGCACGCTCGCGTTTTTCCGCGAGAAGTTTCCAGAGTTCACCTTCGAGGACTACCCCCTCATTTGGACCAAGCGCCAGGGCATTGCGCCCGACCCGACTCGCCGTCCGCAGCGCAATTACGAAACCGCGCTTTTCGGCTGGTCGTCAGGCCGTCAGATTGTTCAGCTTTGCTCCAACGTGGTCAACGCGCCTCCTGGCATGAAGCTTCACGCTTCCCAGAAGTCTCCTCGCGCCCTTCGCCATCTTTTCCGCCTTGTCGTCAACAGCTCCACACGGATGCTTGACCCGACTTGCGGCAGCGGCACAGCACTCCAGGCTGCAATGGCTCTCGGCGCACGAGAAGTCGTCGGGCTTGAGCTAAACCCAGAGTTCGCCAAGCGTGCCAACGACGACTACGCTTTTTCACACTCATTCGACTTCCACAAGGGCGTCGAAGATTTCGACGAGGAGTAAGCCATGTATATCGGAATCATCGGCCACATGGGCCACGGCAAGACTTCTCGCGTCGGCCACTACCTTGAAAACCACGGCTTCAAACGCTTTCACCCAGCAGAAACTCTCCGCTCCATGCTGCGAGTTTTCCTCATCGACCTCGGCATTCACTCAACCGAAGTCACACGTTACCTCGAAGGCGACCTGAAGCGTTCCCCCATTCCAGGCCTTCCAGGCATCACCGGCACAAATCTCCAGCAAACCCTCGGAACTGAGTGGGGGCGCAACTGTGTTCACCAAGGCATTTGGAACGACATTCTCGCATTCCGCCTTGATACCGTAAAGCGCCGTTCACCCGGAACACTTCGCGCTTTTAACGACTCCATTCGTTTCCCGAACGAGGCCGAACACGCCCTCTCAATCGGCGGCATCCTCATCCGAGTCACGCGCCCAGGTTTTCCGACCGACTTGACTCACGCATCAGAAAAGCATATACCTTTACTTCCTTACCACTACGAAGTCATCAACAAGGACGGAGAATCGTCAACTTTTGTAAACAACCAGATGCACGATATTCTCACGCACCTCCGCGCAGAACGGGAGCTTCCGCCTTTGAAATACTCCGGCGCACCGCAGCCGCCACAACCTGAGTTTCTCGCATGATCCCAGTCATATCTCCAGTCGGGCCAAAGTCACGCCCACGCATCGCAATCGTTGGGGACTTTCCCAACGATGACGAGGCGCGGATAGGCATTCCTTTCGTAGGCCGTGAGGAGAAGCTCCTCAACACCCTCCTTGCCTCGGCCGAAGTCCACCGCAAGGACTGCTACATCACAAAAGTATTCCGCGAGAAGCCTCTCATGCGGGATATGTCCGACTGGACCCACACCAAGACCGAGCTTAAAAAGCTCGACCTCAAAGCTATCGGCGGGCCGATCATCAAGGCTTCCTACCTCCACCCGAGCAAATTCAGCCAAGTCGAGGCATTCCGCGCCGAGATCGCCGCCGTCAGGCCAAACATTATTTTAGCCCTCGGCAGCATTCCCCTTTGGGCGCTCACCGGCGAGCGGTCCATTATGAAGAATCGCGGCTCGGTGCTGGTTACTCCCGGCCATCCCCAAGACCCAATCCCTCAAAAAATCCTCCCCACCTATGAAATCTACAAGCTCATCAGCCAGTGGGATTTATACCCAATCATCACTTCCGATTTCAAAAAGGCAGCGCGGCTCAGCCACACACCAGAGAACATTATCCCATCTCGCCAACTCTGGCTCAGGCCCACCCTCGAAGACCTCGACGAGTATTTTACCAAACATATCGAGGCCGACACAGGCTCTATCGCTGTTGACATTGAGACACAGGCCCGCCAGATCACCTGCATCGGCTTTGCCTCCAGCAAGTCCAGCGCTATCGTCGTGCCATTCTGGAATAGCAAGCTTCCGCCAAACCAAGACCCAAATTACTGGCCGACGCCAGAACTCGAAGCCGCTGCAATGCGCTGGTGCAAAAAAGTCCTCGACCACCAGCGTCCAAAGGTTTTCCAGAACGGCATGTATGACATGACCTATCTTTGGCGAATCTGGGGTATGCCGACGAGAAACCCACGCCACGACACGATGCTACTCCATCATTCCCTCCAGCCAGAACTCATGAAAGGACTCGGCTTCCTTGGCTCAATCTACACCGACGAACCCAGCTGGAAGTTCATGCGAAAGTCCTCAATGGACACCGAAAAGCGCGAGGAATAATCCCAGGGTAAATTTGTGGATTGACGTTGCCCGCAGGGCGGCGTATAATTACGACGTTAAAAGAAAATCAATTCACGCTCAAAAAGGCATCTTCAGCAATGTCAAACACAATTCCCGAGCTTCCAGCTGATCGTCTCGCCCGCCATCAGCGCCTTCGAGACTTTGCCACAGCCAACGGTCGAGCGCTGCTTCTTGGTGAGCGCGTTTCTCCGGGCGACGAATATATCTTTCTCGGCAAATACGAACTCAAAATCTTTGTTTGCGAGGAGCTAAGTTCCTTCACAAAATCAATTAGACCTACAAGCATCTTTAGCGCCTTTCACCACATCTCCAAGTGCTACAAAGTTGCACCACTTCCTCGGCCAAACGAAATCACTATCATGGAGAAACTTCAGCTTATACAAGACGAGATTACCAGCCTCAAAATCATCATTCAACGGCAGTCGCGCGGATGAACCAGCCTCGCCGCTACAGATCTTCTCAGCTAAAGTCGGTTGAGTGCCACCCAGCGCAGCATCATTCCATACAGTTCTTTTTTGAACAACTTGCAGCGCAAGGTATTACTCAAAAAGCTGTTGCCAGAAAAACTGGGCTTCATTATGTTCAGATAAACAAGTGGGCACGCAAGCACACTCCATCAGTCGCCAACATCGAGGCCGCGCTTAACGCTATTGGTTTCAAATTAGAGGTTGTCCCAATTAAATCCGACGAGGCCGCTTGCCTAGCTGATTATTATTTGGTAGAATACTAACCATGCACAAGCCCAAAGGCGCACAGCGCTGTCCAAAATGCAAGCGGTTCAGCGGCGATGACTGGAGCTGCTGCAAAGGCGACTGCCCAATGCCGCAGTCTCCGCATTACAAAAAGTGCAGCGGCTGCAAATTTCAAAAACTTGGCCTCGTAATTTGGGGCGAAGAAGCAACATGGTGCAACAACCCAGACAGCAAGTTCTGGGACATGCTCACACCAGACTCCAACACCTGCAAAGATTGGAAAAAGAAATGATTTATCTCGCCTCCCCCTATTGGCATGAAGAAGTCAAAGTCCGCCTTCACCGCACCGAGCAGACTATGCTCATCGCACGCGCACTTCTCCGCCGCAAGCTCCCAATCTTCTCCCCCATCATCCACGGCCACGCACTAAACGAGGGCGGACTCAATTTCAATTCACAAAAGCCTGCGTCGCCTGACATTGGCTTTTCTCACCAAGACTGGCTCGACGTGGATTTCCAGTATCTCAAAGTTTGCTCTATGATGATGATTGCTCAAATTGAGGGCTGGCAAAGTTCCAAAGGCGTCAACATGGAGAAAGACTTTTGCAGGGTCAATGGCATTCCAATGGTCCTCCTAAGTCCAGTCGAGTGCTCTGTATTGGCCGACTCCGAATCCAAACTCCTCTACCCAGCCATTGTCGAGTAAACCTCCATGGCCCTCATCATCGATTCAGCCAACCGCGAGATTTTTAAACAGCTCACTCCAGACGAAAACTACTGGACTTACAACGCGCTCGATTGCTGCCTCACCCGCGAAATCTTCGACGAGGTAAAAGAGGCACTCGATCCCGACACAGCCCACGTTTACCAATTCGAGCGCGACCTCCAAGGCCCGCTCATGGAAATGTCTGGTCGCGGCGTCCTTATCGACAAAGCCCAGCGTAATCGTATGGTTCGTGATCTCAAAGCGAAGGCCGAACGCTATGAACACATCTTACAGCGTCTCGCTCATGCTGTATGGGACAAGCCGATCAACACGGCCTCGCCAACGCAACTCAAGTCATTCTTCTACGAACACATGGGCATCAAGCCCATCCGCGTTCAGGTCGGCCAGGGACGCTGGGAAATATCCGTTAACCGAGAAGCCCTCGAAAAAATCCAAGTCTACTTCTACGCTCGGCCCATTGCCAGCACGCTTCTTGCCCTCCGCGACGTAACCAAGAAAATTCAAACGCTCACTACAGGACTCGACGCAGATGGACGTTTCCGAACCAGCTTCAACATCGCCTCCACCGTCACCGGACGCCTCTCATCTTCCGAAAACGCATTCGGCACCGGCGGAAACCTCCAAAACATCACAGGCGACTTGCGTTCTTGTTTCGTCCCCGATCCTGGAAAAAAGCTGGGATATTTTGATTTGGCGCAGGCTGAATCCAGAGGTGTCGGACTGCTGGCATACTTGGTCACAGGGCGTTCAACATACCTCGACGCATGCGAAGCTGGAGATCTTCATACCACAGTAGCCAAAATGTGCTGGCCAAGGCTTGCTTGGACCGGACAACTCAAGCAAGACCGAGCCCTAGCCGAGGAGCGCTTCTACCGCATGTTCTCGCGCCGCGATCTTGCCAAGCGCGGAGGCCATGGCTCCAATTATTACGGCAAAGCCGCTACCATCGCCCGCAATCTCCAAATCGAGATTAAGGTCGCCAAAGAGTTCCAAGAGGCCTACTTTACCGCTTTCCCCGAGATCGAAAAGTGGCATCAGTGGGTGCAAGTCCAACTCCTCGAACACGGCGCTCTTCTCACCCCAATGCGCCGCTATCGCCAGTTCTTTGACCGGCCA